AGATTGGAGCCTTGCAGCAGTAATCACCCAAAGCCGTTGACATCAGGTTCATCAACATGGACTTTCCGTTCGATCCGGATCCGGTGAGAATATGGAACTTTTGCGCTTCATTGAATCCACTCAAGACCGTGGACAGGTAGGAGAGGAAGTATGTGCGCACTTCGTGGTCCGGAAGCACATCGTGGAGGAACTGGTTCAGTTCGTCCCAGCACTCGTACGAATAGTAAGGCCTGTCTGGATCATAATCGAGGTTCGTGCAGAAGGACACGCAATCCTCCGGCTTTCCATCCCGGAACGTCATGGTCGCAATATCAAAGATTCCGTTGCGGAACGCCATCAGATTCTTGTTCTCATCGAGCTTCTCGGCAAACTCTTCATTCAAGAAGAGCTCACGACACTCCTTCATCACATTCTCCTTGAACTTGGTGGTCTTGAGTTTGAGACAGATGTTGAGGTATGCAGTCTTTAGCTTTTCAGCATTGCACTTGGCGCAATTCGCATCCGACTCCTTCTTGTCGTGCGTACAATCGTCCATCAGCATCGACTTCATACCCTCTTCAATCTCCTTCTTGCGATACTGCTTCCACACTGAATCGGAAAGGTGTACGTACAGAGACACACCCTTGTCCGTCTCCTTCCATGTATGGCCCAGAAACCGGTACCATGCCGATGCACTGAAGCGTGCACAGACGAACTGATCGCGAAACATCGAGTACACCACCAAGGCCACATCGTGCTCCGTCCCGGTCTTGGCCGACTCTTCAACCAGCTTCTCTGCATTGGTCTTCTCAATGTCCGTGTACCTTTCCGGGTTATCTTCGCGAGACCACTTGCGCAGGGTATCAACGCCTGCACGCGCACCGTCATTGCGGAATCCGAAGGAATTCCACTTTGAAATCGCTTCCCGCTCATTGTACTCCTTGAACTGACTGCTGAACTCGAGCCAGGTCGTCTCCAGATCCGGATGGATGTTCTTCAAGCAATGACCCACGGCAATCCACTTGTCGTAGACTTCGTAGCGATCCCGATTCAGATTCATTGCGTGGGCCTCGTAATACTTCTTGAGCATCTCCGTCAAGGGCTGCAGCATGCGGATAGGAGACGAGCCACGCGATCCCGGATCTCCACGGGTCAATGGCCGGCCGCGCGATGGAACAATCGCCTTGCCTCCCGAAATCCGGGTTTCGTCATCCTCGCGGCTCAACGACTTCCCCTCCTCGGTCAGTGGCGTCTCCTCGGACGTGTCTGCGCGAATCGAGAACTTGCGCACCGTCTCCGGCGTTACCATGCGCATAATATCGTACTGATCCACCGTCTCCACCTCAACCTCACCATCTGCGGGGTCATAATTCAGAATGTACCGGACCTCGTAACACTGGGCATTCGGATCCTTCTTCTTGGATCCAAGCAAGGTCCAGTTGCTCGTGTGTGTGAGCGGCGACGGATCATAGACCTTCTTCCAATCATCTGCAAGGCCCAGCTTGGGAAAGTACGACTCCATATTCTGCACCAGTGCCCTGCGGATCGTCTCCTCAATGTACCGATTGGTCTTCAAAGTCGGGATCACAATGTGGATTCCGGACTTGGAGCGGTTCTTGACCTTCTCGAACGTAGGCTGGTCCTTTTCAAGGACAAACACCTCGGTCACTCCCTCGATCTTGAGATAGCGCTTGGCTTCGGACATGTAATCCTTCATGAAGGCAACCACCTGTTCCTGCGTGTGCTTGTGCGTCTCCTGGACTCCATTGTAGATGAAATCAAGGTCTACGCGCATGGCACCAATCTTGGTCCCCTTTTCCGTCATGGTCAGAGGTCCATTCTTATGGATATGGTCGCAGTACAGCTTGTAGAACTCTGGCATATCCGTGCTGTCGACGCGGTAGGATCCGTAAGGAGGACCCATGAAATTGTGCGTATCGTCGCCACTGCCCTTTTCCGCCCTCCGTTCCGGCTTGTCCAGAAACTGCAAGAAAGTGGATTGAGACATCCCTGTGTTATTGCCTCGACTCCTTTTGGCGGAGGTGTCCGTTTTTAACGCACAAATCTGGATTCTAGCGTCAAGAACAAATGTGCTACAGCAAGGGGTCGAGCCTGTATACATCCGTAGTGTCGTCAGTTGCAATCATCTACCTCGTGAGTTCGGGGATTTCCCACTTTCAATGGCTGGGCGTTACGCTCGCAGGGCTGTGTACAATGCAATTCGTGGAGTACTTGCTGTGGTCAGAGGAACCCGACAAGAAGTGCACCGAGAGGAACAAGTTGATTACAGCATCTCTTGTCCCAGCAGCGCTGTTTCTACAAGGGGTTTCTGGATTCTACGGGTCATTGTATGTATTCCCATGGAAGTCATCAAGCGACATTCGCAAGGCTACGATTTTATTGTTTACTTTGATTTCGGCAACTGGCGTGTACCTTGCGAACTTTTACAACCCGACAAAGGAGTGCACGATCGTAACGGAAGAAGGACATCTGAACTGGGGTAGAACAACCAACTTTGATATCATGGATGAAAAGTATGGTCTAGGTTATTATTGGTTGTTCGTAACGTTTGCGTCACTATGGGCTTGGAATCGGAGTTACATCTTTCTTGCCGCGTTATTGGCGTTACCCCTGTTTGGGTTCTTCTATGGACGCTACGTAACGGATTCTCCGGCAACGATCTGGTGTTACTACGGCGCCTGGACGAGCATTATCGCAGCAGGGGGACTTGCTCTGAAGCAGGCCGGGATCTATGATGTGCTCCGGGCCCCTTAAAAACGAAATCTGGATTCGTAACAGAACGGGAGTTGGGCCCCTCAACTGACAAAATGAACTCCCTCAAGCAAACCATCCTTTCCCTCGAGAAGCAGCTCGCTGACGCCAATTCCCAGCTGGAGACCCACAAGAACAAACTCGACGCACAGGTCATCAAGATGGCAGACAAGGACACGGCCGAATACCAGAACGGCTGGAAAGAGGTGATTGAACAAGGACTCGTGAGAAACGTGGAGGGCATCCTCGAGGAGTGCTACAGCCACTTGTGCGAGGAGAGTCCTACGGCAAGGGAGCAAATGGGCGAGATCGGTAGCGAAACGTGGGAGCTCTTCCTGCTCAAGGTGATTCAGAAGCTCAAGGATCAAGGCAGTTTTGGACGAGACGACGAGTACGGATTTGACGACTTTGAGGACACGGCGGGTGGATGCGATGAAACCGCGTGGGACGCTGCACTGGATGTCCTTCGGGGTTGAGTAGCAGCGGTACAAAAAACGGAAACAACAACTTTTTACATGTAGAGGGCAAATGGATCCTCCCAAGACACGCCGCGAAACCAAGAAGACTGCAAAGGAGAAGCGCGCAGACGTCTACTCGGCTCGTCACGTCCGAAAAACGGAAGCCTTGAAAACAAAGACAAAGAAGACACAATGAGCGGACTCGTCTTTTGCAAAAAGTGTGACAATATGCTTTACGAGATTGTTGAGAAGGAGGATGGGGCCTTTCGCATGTGCCGCAAGCCGGATTGTGACTATGAGGAGCCCGTCACCAGTGAGAATCCGATCGTATACGACCACGAGATTCATCGAGACACGTCTGTGCAGTACTCGATCAATCCGTACTTGAAGTACGATTCAACGCTTCCTCGCTTCACAACCATGGTGTGTCCGAACCGGTCTTGTGCGACTCGCGCTCCCGGACAAGTGTCGGACATTGTTGGCATGAAGCTCGATGCCACAAATGTAGTGTGGATGTACCAGTGTGCGGTTTGCGACAGCATGTGGAAGCAGAATGGAAAGGCGGCCAAGACGAGTTAGTTGAGGAAGAATATATCCTAGCAAAGAATAAACACTATGGGCGGTGGTCTTCTTCAGCTCGTTGCCTATGGCGCACAGGATGCATACATTACTGGAAATCCTCATATTACCTTCTGGAAGGTGATGTACAAGCGTCACACGAATTTTGCCATGGAGTCGATGCGTGTGAACTTCACGGGTGCCCCGACCTGGGGCCAGCGTTCTGTCGTGGTCGTTAAGCGTAACGCTGACCTAATGTACCGCACATACCTTGAACTCACCCTGCCCGACACAACCTCTCCGGCCATCTCGTGGACCCCGGGTGCCGCGCGCCGTCTTGGCTACCTCATGATTGATCGCGTCGAGATTGAGATTGGCGGCCAGATCATGGACCGTCACTACGGCGAGTGGCTTTTTCTCTGGGAGTCCCTCTCGTCCAACTACGATGAGAGTGTCAAGCTGGACGCCATGCTCGGCGGCAACCAGGGTGGAACCACGTCGACGCTCACCTCGTGCAATGGTCGCCCGTCGGTTCTCTACATCCCTCTCTCGTTCTGGTTCAACCGCAACCCGGGTCTGGCCCTGCCGCTCATTGCCCTCCAGTACCACGAGGTTCACTTCAACTTTTACTTCCGCAAGGCGGTGGATCTGGTGAGCGGTACTGCGGGCTCGGCGGGCACGATCCCGTCGCAGGCTGCACTCCTCCCGGCGCCCCGCGAGGCTGCCCTGTACATTGACTACATCTACCTCGACACGGAGGAGCGCCGCCGCTTTGCCCAGCAGACACACGAGTACCTGATTGACCAGCTCCAGTTCAACGCCCAGCAGTCGCTGACCACGCCCAACTGCCGCCTGGATCTGACGCTGAACCACCCGGTCAAGGAGCTGGTGTGGGTGTTCCAGGATGCCCGCAAGCGCGATTGCGGTTCGACCACCTCCATCGCCAGTGGATACACAAGCCCGTTCAGCTACGATGACATTGCTGGACGTTGCCGTATCCAGATCAACGGCCAGGACCGTTTCGATGAGCGCTATGGCGACTATTTCTGGAAGGTCCAGCCCTACCAGCACCACTCGGGCGGTGCCTTCTTCCCCAGTCGCGCGGATGTGATTACGGGCGCGGTTCCCAGCACGGCTACCGCTGTGACGGCTACACTCTGCACGATCGCGTCCAACGTCCTCACAGTTCCCACCGGGTCGTCGGTGAGCGCTTCGTTGATCAAGGTTGGCATGCTGGTTACGGGTACCGGAGTGGCTGCGGGTCAGTACGTGACGGCCTTTGGTACAGGTTCAGGTGGTATCGGCACGTACCTGGTGTCTAGCCCGCAGACGCTCTCGGCCTTCACGGCGACGTTCAGTCAGCAGGATGAGGACCTCCCGCTGGCGAACCCGATCAACGTCTACTCGTTTGCCCTCAAGCCGGAGGAGCACCAGCCGTCTGGCACGTGCAACTTCTCGCGCATCGACACCACGACCCTGGTGTTTGATAGCAAGGTCAATGGCGGTGTGGGCACGTACCCGACCCCGGCCTACCCGTACCTGTTCCGTCTCTACGCCGTGAACTACAATATCTTCCGTGTCATGTCCGGCATGGGTGGCCTGGCCTACAGCAACTAAACCCGCGTATTAGGCGTGCACTGACCGATTCCAAGTGTTTGTTGCATCATGATGGGTGCAGGCTTACCGGGACCCGGGCACTTTACGTGATCGTGGCCCAGAATATGCC